TTCTTCTTCTTTGCCGCTAGCGGATAAATAGATTTCAAGTCCATGTTTAGGGTATTTTCTTAGTAAATGTTGTTTTATCGGCTTACCTGTTGTTTCCTCAATGTTTTCCAGCTTCCTTTTTATATCAGGGTCTTGAATAATGAAAGGGTTTACTTCCATTGTCCAGTCTGAACGCGCGTCAAGCAGCCAATTATAGGCGACCTTTTTTCTGTTGCCTCCGTTGGTGAAGACTATTTCAATCGGTTCAATCGTTCTCATTTGTTTACGAGTTTGTCATTCATTATATAGCTTACTTTGAATTTGTGTCCTAAGCCGTGTTCTCTGAACATCTTAATCAATACCCTATCGTAGTATTCCAAGTAGTCCAATTTAGTTAGCGTTCTGCCTTTTCCATTTCCGTACAAACTAAGGATGTAGAACTCATCTTTGACCTCTGATATTGGCTTGTGTTTATTACCGAAGAATATCGGTTTAACAGGGTGCGAAGCGTCAATGTCTTTTTTAGCTAATGCACCACCGAAAACAAGTTCATCTGGTAAACCAGAACCCCATTTTATCAATAGCTTCTTACGGTCTTGGAATGTTTCCTGATTGAGTTTCAAAGCTAGTTTAAACAGAGATGTGTTTGACCGTTTCTTTTTAGCAAAGTGCCAAGATGTTTGAGGTGCGTAATAGATTGAATCTTCACCCAATCCGAACTCTGACCATATATCATCATTGGTTGCCCAAATAGAATAATCGATAGGCATATCCTTTGTTCCACGACCTTCAATGTCAGTTGCTAGGTCTTTCTCTATTGAGTCGTAGAAAGGCTGTAAATCCTTCAAGCATAGCGCGTCAACGTCTAAATAAAGATACTCCTTAAAATATTTAGTAGCTACTGAGTAAACACCTAGTTTCGCGCCACCCGCGTCAAAAACGCCCCTTTGATGTGTAAAAGGTAAATTGACTTCATGCTGAATATCGAAAACATCCGTTGGTATCTGATTGATGAACGAACCATCGTGTATCAGTAGAATGTTCGCATCTGGCGAATAGTGTTTGATAGAGAAAGCCAAGTTGTATGCCGCGAAAAAGTAACCGCGTTTACCTATGGCTAGAAGTGCAATGTTCAATTTGTTCGTCTTTATTCTTGACAAATATAACTAAACATTTAGTTAACTACCTAATTTTTTAGTTGATATTTCTAATGTGTTTTCTATTAAAAATAATTACTATATTTGCTTTCAGAAGATTCAATCAGTATGTGCGTACTGATTCAAGGATAACATTAGAACCCTCTGATAGTGCGCACACACTTGACGAGGGTTTTCTTTTTCGCTGAATCTGCGATGATTGAATTGAAAGAGTTATTCAACTACCAATGGTTCTAAACCTACCTAATGAGGGTTCACAACTAGCGAAGTGATAACTAAGTTTGCCTCGAAGTGAGGGTGTTTAAGTGTCATTAGGGGTGACGGTCATTTGAAACAATGATTGATAAGGTCAAAAGCCTTATAGCCAAGTGCGATTTCCGAAAGGTGTTCAAGCAAGTTGGTTTCGCTTGATTGGAGAAATCCTTTTAGGCGAAGCCGTACTCAAAACCGAAGATGTTAAGCAAGTATAAGGCTGTAGAAAACAAGAAAAAACATAAACAAAAAAGCCCCTATCTATTATCGCGGAAAAGTGGAACTTAACAGCTAAGATAAGGGCTAGCTTCGGGGAAAAGTCTTAAACAAAATTAACAACTATTCACAGACTTCTTGACCTAATTGCCAAAGTTCTAAACCTGAATGGTATTGTTTAGAACGATATTCAACGTCACCATTGCAATCAACCATTGTAGCGGTGCAAATCCTTTCTATGTAAACGTCTGTTATTACCCAGTCACATTCAACATCAACTACCGTTTTACAACAGCTTATTTCTTCTGAGCAACTGGACAAGGCAATAGCAAATAATGGTATTAGCTTTTTCATCTTAATTGCTTTTAGAACAGTTCAAATCTGGAGCATTGTTCCAGTGGTCAATGTACTCATCAATAGTTTGATTGCTCAATTCTTCTTCGCATACATACGACCATAGCTGACCATTTGTAAGGTAGCACTTGGCGCAATTACCGCTTTCTTCTTTTGTGCATCCGATAAATGCAAGTGAAATCAATAGTAGTAGTTTCTTCATGTTTTTGTGTTTTCAACAAATATAGACATAATTTACCAACCTACGCCTTTGTCCTCTCGCCTGTGTACGTGTCCAATGGTTGAAGTGAAACCGATATGGTTGATTAAACTCGGCAAATAAAATTTCTGTTTCAACCCCATTCTGTGTATCGTTTCGGGAACAGCATGGTCTATCTGTTGGTTCTTTGCGTAGTTGTCTCTGTGGTTAATAAAAAAAGGATGTTCAAGCACTTTTAAAGCCAATTCACGCCTAAAGATATATCCACCGCCCCATGTCTTGTCCCAACCGCCTTGAACCTCGTTAAATCCTTGTTTCCATTTGTATCTTCTAGCAACGCCTTGCGGAACAAAACAAGCAACGTATCCTGTTTGGCTGTCAAACCCTTTTAACGCTGTTTCTAGCCAATTATCTCTGAATATGATGTCGTCTGCCATTACCGTTACATAATCAGCGTCTGACTTGCACAAGTCCTCTAGCACCCGATAATAATGCCTAAAGCACCCAACGTGTTCACCTAAACTTTTAGTTGGTACTTTATACGGCAATTTGAATCCGTCAGGATAAACGGTTACAGGATGTCCTATTGAACCTAATGTTTGAGGTAGCGTTTCTATTTGTCTCGGATACCAAGTTATGCCTATATTTACGTTCATGGAATCCGTTAATTAAGTTCTCGGCTTTGCTGGATTCCCGTAAACAATAGAATCTTTAGCAACATCTTTGACCACTACTGAACCCAAACCAATCAGCGCATTAGACCCTATTTTAAGACGGTTTCTAAGCGTTGCCCCTAGTTTGACCTTTACACCGTTTTCGATAACGCAATAGCCGCCTATGATTACGCCTGTGCATATCTCGCAGTTATCCAATATCTTCACATCATGCCCAACGTGTGAATGAGCCATTATGATATTATTGTTTCCGATGTAGGTAGTTCTGAAATCGTAAGGACGTTGGATTGTTACGTGTTCTGAGATTACGTTATTGTTTCCGATTGAAACAGTTCCCTTGAAGTCTTTTTGATTCACACCTCGTATCTCACCGTTTGAACCGATTACAGTGTATGCGCCTATCCAATTACCCGTGCCTAACTTCACATTCTTGTGGATGATAGCCGTTCGGTGAATATAATTACCGTCAATATTGATGAAATCTATATTGTACAGCTTAGACATCAAATTTGGTCTTTATAATTTCCGAATCAATGTAATGACTATTATTCCATAATCGAAATGGTGTCATATTAACATCGCTTTTGATGTCAACCGCTAGCAATCCTTTCTCTTTCAAACTAAATGTGAATTTAGGAAACTCAGACCGAAAAAGTTTTTTTTGCATTGACGTGTCTAAATATCTATTGTCCGAACAACCCCAGACAACACCGCCCCAACTTTCTATCATTTTCCTGCTTAGAACCCTACCTGCACCAACCGTGTGATTCTTTCTGTATATTTCGCGATAACCACCCCAGTAAGATGCTTTCCCGCTTTCAAGGTCGTAGAAATAGAAATCGGTAACCCCGATAAAGTGATAGCCTTTCCTAATCAGTTTAACGTATTCGTCAATTAGTTCTTTACTTAGTAGGTCATCGCTTCCAACGCATATAACGTGTGTATAGTCTCGTTTCAACGCCTCTCTAATGGTAGCGTTCATCTTTGACCCTAGCGGTTGATTAGGATGCTCTATATAAATGAACCCGAATGATTCAGCTAGATTCTTTGATGCCTCGCCTTCGCTACCTACAACGATAACGTCAATACCTAGTTTCTTGTAATGCTTTCCGAATATCTTGAACACTTCGGGACGCTTCCACATACCTGTAACGACACATAGTTTAATATCCTCATCCGATACTATGGGTTCAAGTTCTTGAATGTATGCAATCACACCCTTTTGAATAAGTTTGATGAGATACCTTTCGTTAAGTCTATGCTTATCAAAAGCATCCCCCTCGTTTATTCTGTTGCCGAACTTGTCGTTTATCGGCTTATTGGCTATGTACATTTCTAATCTTTAGTGCCATTATACCGTGAGTTCGTAGTATTTAACGTCTATTGCAAATGGTTGGTTTATACTTGTTTCAACCTGTAAAGTACATTGATTGTTATATCACTATCTCCAGTGGCTGGGTCACCACCGGGCGCACTGATTTTTAAATCTTCATTAGCTAATAGTTGAGTGTCTGCAGCCGCAAATGATGAGTCTACCGTAAACTTTCTTCTACTTGAAACGGAAGCGTTAAGCGCACTGTTGGTTATCATTATTGGCTCAATACTTCCAGCTCCATCGTGGAATAATTGTAACCCTACATTTGTATCGTATGGGGTTGTGTTGAAGTCAATATCAACGTTTGCGTCTATTGGGTCAATAATATACCCAGTTACAGATGGAACTACCGTTAATGGCGTGGTGTTTAATGTTAACACGTCTGCACTTGCAATTGTGAGTGATGCTTCTTTAATGATTACATTCCCAGCATTCTCAAAAGACTGCTCAACCGCATCTTGAAACACTACTTTATTCGTGTCCCCATCGTTTGTAAAAACTAATCCGTAATAGTCTCCATCTATCGCGCTTGGAGATACCGTTGCTAAATCGTTGATTGCTATTTCTGACATCTTAATTGATTAAAATTGTTCTACCTGCTGTGTCTAATAATGTACTTGGTTTAACGAATCCACCCGTGCCCCTTACCAATATGCTTTCGCCTACTTCATCGCATCCTATCGTTTCTGTTGCGGTGCAACTTCGTTTCTCTACCAGTTCCTGTTTGCTAAAGGTCATTGTAACGGTTGCTAGGTCAACGTCAAATTCCAAAGATGGTGTCGGATATTCTTCATCCTCACTTGCCATCTGTACACCTTCAATATAGACGTTATCAAAACCCAAAAGTAGGTTCATAAAATGATGTACGTACTCGGGCGCACCGAACAACAAGGATTTAGCCTGTCTCGTTCGCATATACGGGACTGCCTTGAATCCGTTGCTGTACTCGTAACCAGTTCTAGTAATAGGATAGCTTGATGTTCTGTAAGTGCTTTCTAGTCTAATAGTAGGTTTGAATCCAGACCCGTTGAAACCAAAGTTGAATTGGTCTCCATTTCCACACGCTTCTATTTTCACGGTGCAATCATGGTCATCCTTTAACTCGAACTCAGTAGAGTAAGACGATACGATAGGCGTTACCGCTGCAATACTGAAATCCTCAACCGCAAACGCTGCTGTATTGGTTACAATGAATCTAACCTCAATATCACCTGCAAAACTTGTGGATAGCGTTTCCGTGTAAGTGCCATCTGTTGTTCTTGTTGTTCCGTTAGTTGTTCCAATCCTCACTTGGAAACTATCACCAACACTCATACCTGTTAGCGTGTATGTTATCTCATACTCCACATCTGGACACAATAAAGCCCGTGAACGCACCTGTGTGTCTCCAATGAAACCGAACTGCATCTGTCCGCCTGTTATGTTAACAGCACCTGTAATGACGCGCCATTGGTTAGGCGTTACAAAGTCATCGCCAACAAACCCGAACTGCGAACATTCGCAAGGGTCGTAACTTGCCAACTTGTAACAACCGTCTGCAAGTCCTAACGAATCCCAGTCATCAATATTAAGCGTTACAAATCCATCCGTATAGTTGAACATTGAACTTGGAACGGTTGCCTGTACTACGTTATCCAAATTGACCACATCAACACGAACATCCGCGTTCATTGGTTTAAGCTGAATGTTGGAAATAGTACCGCCTAATGGTTCAGAGAAAAAGAAATTGATTTCCGTTGTACTTGCCGCGCTGAATACGTATTCGTGGTATCCATCTCGCTGCGTGTACTCATACCACCCCGAACCGTTGTAAATATTCAAATACCCGTTGTTCACGGTGCAATAGAATGAAACCTGATAGAGTTCGGATGTTGTCTGTGGAAACGTCTGTTGAAGTCGCCCGTTAGTTCCAATGGGCGAAGTAGCTACACCACCGCTGAACGACCATGTACCGAATTGCGTCCAATCTGAACCACCACTTGCAAAGTCTCCGTTTGTCAGAACAGTCCACGTAGTACCGCAAGGCGCAAACCCCCATTGAACGGATGTTGTATCCAATCGTTCTATCTTCTGAATCCAATTAGCACAATCCAACGTGCAGTTGGTCGGAAGGTCGAATGGTAGCGGCTGATATGGTATGTTTGTTAAACTCATCTATACAAAGTTACTAAACGTCATTGGACAATATTGATATTTGACTTAACCCATCATGCAACCTGTACTTAAAAGAATCGTTCCACCCCGTTCTATTTACGTGTTGGTTTGTAATTCCTATCAGTTTTGTGGTATCATTATAGAATGAGTTGAAAGTAGCTAAGTCAACAGGGTATTCAATAGATGTTTTGGCTATGCGCCTATTTTGACCTGTGTTTGTTTGCACGTCCTGAATAGCAACTCTAGAATCACAACATTGGAAATAGTTATTTTCACTTACCACAACTCCAAATACAACCTCTCCCTGTGTAACGGCTGGGTTTACGTTTTGAGCATAGGAAATTGTAAAAACCGCAAAATCACCAGCTTCCATAGGTATGTAAGGACTTTCCCACTCTTCAAAATTTGGTGGTGCGCTTGTCAAATAGCTTCTTACATCTGATTGATACGTGTTTATCAATGTTGCACTTGAATCATAAACCTCTATTTGCAAATAGAAGAATATCGTTACCGCTGGTGGTGAACCTGCGAACTCATCTACATTTATACCTACGCAAAACTGATAATTACCTTCATCAACAGGCGTAAACCTTTCTGTCCCTGTGTCTATCCTCCCTTGTGGGTCATAGATTAAACTGTTCATTGGAAAACCATTTCCAGCAGTTGTCGGATATCTTGTGTATGATGGTGCTTGAAGTGGTAAAAGTTGACCTGAGTTGTTCGTTCCTTCGTAAAGGAATAGATTCAACCCATTGTAAAGGCTGAAAAGGTTTAGAACACCTGTCAGATAATCGATATACCTTGCTAATATTTCCTTGTTAGTGTAGTCTTCATTGTACCAAAAAGCACCAATACCAAAAACGTCTGTTGCTTTTGCTATCGTTGGGTTGACGGAATCTGCCTGTATAAAGAAAACATCTCTATCGTATGTGTCATTATTGTATATGATAACGTCTTCAATAGTGTTTGTGTCAACTATGAATCCTTGTGGAATTGTAAGGTCTAAATCAACATTCTCATTACACTCACCTGTTATATAATATTCCTCTTCTTGAAACCCGTAGTAACTGATATTGTTAGAAGCTGCACAATTAGAATTACCATCATTACAATCATTAGGCAATATGATTGTACTGCCAATTCGAACCTTAGCGTAAAGAAGCTCTTTTATATAGCTTAACTCAGTTCTGTTAGGGTTTGTTATTTGTATTCCGTTAGTATTGTTTCTAAAGTATGAAAGTGGCTCAATTCTTAAAACAGGGTTGTTAGATGAATCTCGCTGAAAGCCAATGGCTAGGTTTTTCATCTTGCGCATAACCTCGTAAAGGTCTTCAAATGATATGCTTGGTGATTCGGCTTTGTTTACAGGCGTGTCATGGTTTCGCAAATCCAAACCGCTACAAATATGGTCTACTGAACCATCGCCAGTATTGAAGTAATCGCTTTCAAATGAAACAGCATCATCTGTCATCCATGATACGATGAATTTAAACGCCTCGTAAACTCTGTAAGTTCTAACCAACCCCTCAGTATAAGTTCCGATAGTTGGGTTGAACAATTGAAGCGTTGTTTCAGTTGGTGCTGTTATCGGTTGTCCGTTTTTTGTTGTTGTAGCGTCTAAAGAAACGTCTATTGCTTTGTTGTTCTGAATCCTAGTTGAATAGCCATCATCTTGTATTGTTACCTGAGCAGAACATTCTGTTTCGTTGAATATGCAATCAGTAATGAATATACCACCCTTTAATACTATGTACTCACCAGCACATTCAGACGCTATTTGAACATCTATGATTTGACAAGTGTCATTCCTTCTTGAGTAAAGATATTCGTAACCATCACCAAAGAAAGTTAACTGCTGGTCATAGCTTATTGTAGTTATTTGATTTACGTGGTCGTATTCAATTGATACGGTCATTTCCTCCCACTCAACAGGATTACTAACCTCAGTACCGTTAAAAGATATGCTTACCATCCTTTACGAGTATTGATGTTTGTTAACTTGTCTAATTTGCTACCTAGATACATTACACCGCTTTGTTGAGATTGCCTTAGCCTGTCCAAACCATGAAGTAAATTATGGTCTTTAAAATCAACACTTATACCGTTAAGTTCTGCTGATTTGTTCATATCTGCAAATCCATTGAACATACTTTCGTCTATCAACTTCGGTACGTAATTCTTTAGAATGTATTGTTCTTCCGCACCTTGTCTGATTGCTTCTAATAGACCGTAATGTTTGCGGGTCTTATCCTTTGGCATGAAATACTCTTCGCCCTCAGCTTCAATCAAAATACCACCTTGCTTGTGCGATTTACCTTTTAGCAGACCATGTTCGGCAACCATACCACCCTCTGCAAATGTTGGTAGTGGTTCACTTGCTATTGCTGCCACTTGAACAGCACCTTGAGCTGCTGCCAATGCAGCAAAACCAGCAGCAACAGGAAATGGAACTCCGGGGCTACTCAATGCGTTTATTATAGCCTGTGAAGTTCCTATTATAGCATTGAACAAGGCAGCGTCTTTTGCCGCTTGCGCTGATTTTCTTTGTAGTTCTACTTGCTTTCGCTCAAACTCTTCCCTTGTTAGTTCACCGTTTTCGTATAACCTGTTTATTTCAGCTAAATCATTTGTTATTTGCGCTTGAACAGCATTTGAAACTATGTTAGATATATTTCCAATTGTATTTAACGTTTCCTGAACAATCGCAAGTGCTACCTGTTGCTCGTATTCAGCACGTTCATCCGCTTTCATTTTCTCAAAAGCGTTCCTTTGCTCAATAAGCTTTTCAATCTCTTTGTTGCGCCTTTCGTAATCGTCAATGATTGCATCTGTTTCTAGTTCCTGAGTTTCCAAAAGGTCATCACCTATTGTGTCTATTTCTTGGTCTGGTTGTGTTGCATACTTCCTTTCAGCCAATAACCTAAGTGCTAGGTTTATTTCTTTGATTTTAGCTTCTATCTCATCGGCTAAACGGTAAAAGTCAGCACCGCCTATTTCAGCCGCGTTGAATTGCTCTTTAAGCGTCTTTAACTCTTCGTTGAGTTGGTTGATACTTCTTACAGTACCTTCACCGCCTTCGCCACCAATTAATTCGTTCTGTTCAGCTATTTGCTGGTTGAACATTTCGGTAGCTTTAGCAGCGTCTTCTGAAAAGTCAGCATAATCTTTAAGACCTAGCCATTGGTCAACTATTATCTTTTTTGCCGTTTCTCCAAGTTTGTTGAACTCGATTAGCTCTTCGTTACTAAGTGTCAGTCTATAAGCCGCTTCTTGAAGTTCATCGGTCAAAGATGATAACGCATCTGATGCTGAATTGTAATAGTCAATACCCGTGTTTACAATATCATTCAAAGCTCTAAACGGCTCTAGTATTGCTTTTATTACGTTTCCAGTAAAGAATCCAATTATATTAAAATCCTCAGTTCCACCTGTTAGTTCTTGAATCTTTGATTCAGTAATACCCAACTCTTCTGAAAACTTGGTTATTTCGCTTATCAATTCTTTACCGACTATCGCCTTAGTGTTCTCTAAAGCAACATTCATTTGGGCTATCTTGTCAGCCGTTGTATCAGCTTGGTCACCCATCTTCGAAAGTTCTTCGGTAGCAATATCTCCAACTATTTGAGCAATGTCACCAACACTTGCAGTCTCCATTCCTACTCCGTTAAGCCTTTCACGTAACTCAACCGCGCTGATTCCTAAGTTGTCAAGTATCAACGGGCTTTTCCTACCAATACCCGTAACAATTGAATCAACTAAATAGTCGACACTTTCTCCCGTTTCTCTTGCCCTTGCTTGAGCGAACTGAAAAAGACTTGCAAGGTTCTCTAACGGTATCTTGAAGTTACTTGCCTTTACAGCATTCTGCATCAACTGTAAATCGCTTACAGTACCCCTAGTGGCATCTCTAAGCCCTTGAAGTATTTGTGGTGAACCTATGCGCCTAAACGCACGCTCTACTCCCTCTAAGTTAGCAGCTACCCTAATTGATTCGGCTGCAAACCTTCTAACTTGGTCTAATGCAAATGTGACCCCTATTACCTGTCCTAACTTCTTAAAGTCAGCAGCTAAACCATTAGCCATCTTTGAGTAAGAACCCTCGACCTCTTTAGCAGACTTCTTTCCGTCCTTTTCTATCTTGTCAACACGCTTGGAAATCTTGTCGAGTTCCTTTATCGCCTTGTCAACACGAATGTCATATTCACCTACTATCTTATCTGCCATTTCGAGAATAGATAGCGGTGTATTAAAGCCTACCGCTTGGAGTGCTTGCGTTGGTCTAAGACCCTATCCACAAAGATACGAATTTCAAACAATATTTCATTACCCGACATTTCCATCAATGTCTTGAAATCAGCAGCGTCCTCTGCTATGTGTTCTCGGAGGAACTTTCTGAGTATTGCGCTTTCTTTGGCGATGTCTCGTCTAAGTTCATCGAACGTATCAATTCGCCCTCTTCCTTTAGTTGCTTTAGACTTTCCCGAAAGCCTTGCGAAATGACCGCCCAAGAGTTTTTGGAAATGTTGAACCGTTCTGATAGGTCTTTCACAGCGGTCAACCGAAAAAAAAAGCTATCGCCACTTTCGGCTACACTCATCAAGTAGTCACACTTTTCCTGATGGATTACTTTATTCGGTTTGGAGATGTTCTCATCTTCTCTAATGAAGTCAGCGGCTATTACGTTTATCAACACGTCCATCGGTATGATGTTGTCACGCATATCCATAAACCGCTTGAAGATAGTTAGACCTGTAAGGTAGTCACCCTCGTTAAACGCCTTTGTAATGTCTTTATACGCTATTTCCATAGCTTCTGGACTAAGTCTAGCAGATAGCATTGAAACGAACTGAGACTGCTGTTCTATTCGTTCTATCGGGTTTCCTAATCCATCTGGAAACTCATACCATGCTAAACCCTTGTCATCAACAAACACAAAGTTCAAATCCTCAAACTCTACTGGCTTTTGCCAACGTCTGCGAATGTAAGCGTCTATCGTTTCTGGTGAAACCTTTTCGAGTAGTTTAAACAGTAGCTTCATTTATCAATTTTGCAGCTTCATCAATATTCAAAGAGGAATACCATTCTTTGTCGAATCCTCTGACATGGAAATAACACCCGTCACCGTCTATCTTTGGTTCTATCCAAATAACCTCGTTAGGGTCAACGTAGGTATCAAACGCCTTAAGGTCATCATGACAGATGCTTTGTTTTGGCTTTGGCAAATTTAACGCTTCATAGTCAATTTCTTCATCAACTTCAGTGTAATAGTAGTATAGTGGTATTTTAACTAGCATCGAGTTTGTCTATTATTGCTGTGACTATTCTAACCACCCCTGCAACTGCAAATATATTTGTAATGAACATTAACGGGCTGTTGTAACCAATCTGTAAAGTAATACCCCAAAAACTACTCATGCAAAGCGCACAGAACAATAACGGCTTCATCCACTTCTGATACCATTTGCCGTCCATCATGTCCCAGTAAACGTCTAGGTCTTTTCCTGTAAACGCATACAATAGACTGTCAGCTACGTTGTGGATACCAATGATGCAAAGGGCAATGTAGAGTATCATACGCTTATTTTAGCTTCTGCAATAACGTCAGGCGAACCACCTTCTGTAACTCTATCAAACCGCACGCTCAAACAGGTTACGCTTGTAACGGTACTAGGCAGGTTAAAACTCTCATTTTCAAACGCTTGGTTCTCCGTTGTGTTCATCCATACCTCATACGTAGCATTGGCTACACGGTTCGGAAATGTGATTGAAACCTTGCCGTCAACACCGCTTGTAACGCTTTCTTTTGACACGTAGCCAGTAGCCGTGTTCATGGTGTAAACAAATAGAGATGCCCCACTAGATGACCAATCTCCGACCCATACGTTTGTAGCGCAATATGGAACGGATAAAACGGTGGTGCAAGGTGTGCAAACGCTCATGTTACAAAGTTAAAGAATTAGTTTTGAAACCTTACCTGTTTTAGGGTTAACTGAGTACCCCATCTTTTGCGCCTCTCTGATAAGATTGTCTAAGTTCTGTTTGATTGCCTTTTGGCTTTCAATCATTGTCTTAGCGTGGCTTTCTAGGTTTTTTACCTGTTCGTCTGTTAGCATGGTCTAAAGGTAATCAAATTCTCAAAGTCTGATTCATTTCTATCCAATCTTTAACGGCTTTGTGATTGACGGCATACCTTACCGCATCCATGAAGTCAGCCCTTTCATGTATGTTTTTTCTATTCTCTTTGACCAATTTGCCCTCACCGTCTGCCTCAACAAATCGAAGGTCACGTATAGTGTTCTCACACTTTGGCGAAATCTTGAAATCAGGATGATGGTACAACACATAGTTCAAATCATTCCTAGATTGCTTATGCGGTGGGTTAGGCGTTGTCTGAACGTTTCGCATTGGTATCTTTAGTTCCCTTGCCAGTTGTTCATAATAAGACCCGTTAGAAAGCGTCCTAGCGTTTCCTGAGTAATCACCTGTTATGACCATGTTGTGCAACCACGGATAGAACTTCCACTCAATCCTCTCAGAAGCCTCTACTATGCTACCTTCGTCTATTGTCTCTTCGTCTAAGATGTGAAAGTGAAACCCGTCTTTGTCTTGGTATGCTTGGTAATAGATGAACCCAAACGGTTCAACGTTGAAGTCCATACTAACGTATAGCGTCTCTAATTCGTTGATGTAAACTTCTTGGATAAACTTGTCGTCCCAATTGGTAGCGAACCTGTTATTGACCTCTATTACCTCCCAATCGCCCTCAACGAATCTTTGGTAATCGGTCGGCATCATATTATCCTTTAGGCTTTTCAGATAGCTTTTAGGAATGAAAGGGTTGTCGGTTATCTTTGCCTGTATGTACGCCCACTTTTTAGGCAATGTGTCGTTTTTCCATCTATCGTAAAACTTAGCTTTAACCCAATTATGTGTTGGGTTACAAGTAGCCAATATCACACTTGGAACATCTCCAGCCTTTAACCATGTACCTGACCTTTCTATCATCTTGTAGAAAGTAGCTTCTTGCAGTTCGTTTATTTCCTCAGCACCTGCACCGTTGATTTCAAGACCTCTAAAGCGGTTCAGCTCCTTGTCTTGGTCGAATGATTCAGCCATGAATATTATCTGGCTATCATTGCGGAACGTTACCGTGTACGTATCTCTGTTGAATTCTTTAACGAACTTATCCAGTCCGTCTGATAGTAGTGCTGAAAACGATACTAGAGTAGTTCGTTTAAGTGTTGGCAATGATTCACGGACAATTACCCACCTTGACTTCGGGTAGGTAGAAGCTAAATAGCAGAAAGTAGTTAGTAGCCAAAATGTTTTACCGCCTCGATAACTTGCCCCCTCCTCCTAAGATTTGGGGGCTAAAACCGAATAGCCCCACCGTAGAGAATTACATCTTTCTCTCCCGATGTGGCTAATTCAAATGCTTCACTTTGTTTTTTACTTAGTTCCATTCAGCTTTAAGATAAACGGTTCATTGTCCATTGTGATTTCTTGTTTCTGAGTTGGAAGACCCCAATCGTAAGACATCAATAGTTTAGCGGCTGCAAGTTTATCTGAATCCTTTTCGCCTGTTCTCATAATGTTAACAACAGTCTGTATTGTCTCGTCACGATATGGTGAAAGAATGTCTCGAAGTCTTTGTTCGTCTGCTTTCTTTTTCCGACCTGCATTTGGTCTTTTTCCGCCTCTTGGCATTGATTCCGTTTTGATTATTCAACTAAGAATTTAGTTACAAAACTAATAAAATAGTTTTCAAGGTAGTTTAATCTTACCAAAGAATGGTTTTTTGCTAACTGACTTTTTACCCTTGCAAGACCACAACGCCCTAGCGAAATAGTTAGCAGAATTGCGTTTAGACTTTATCCCTGCGCTTCTGGCACAATAACTATCGCCTCTTGGTGTATTTGGTTTAATAGTGTAACCTGACGCGCCAAAATGAACGCATTTATCGTTTTTACAGGCTTTGTACTTTTTACCCTTTCTAGAGCTTCTTGATATTTCAAACCCGTTGTATTTAGCCATGATACAAATATACAAAAAAAGCCCCGTTAATTTGGGGCTTAACCTTGCTGCACCATTCAAACTTGGCAAGGCTGAATTAGTAAGGTTTTGGTCATCGGTAATCCTCTCCACCGAATAGCGTTAATTGCACCTCTTTAGGCTCATCACTTAAGATGTAAGCCCAATCCTCATCGGTTGCTATCAAATACTCTGTGATTGTCATGCGTAAACTTTTGCGCACTAAAATATAATTAAATCGTTTATCGTTTCTGTTTTTCTGTTTTTATAATTGTATTTCGTTGACTTTGAAACAGTTATTTGTTGCGCAAATATTTTCGTTACACTTAGCGATAGTTATAAAACAGTTTTAGGTTTGTACTTCTCTTTACCTGTTCCGTTACAAGCACCGCATTTTGGAGAACCGTTGTGGTCATAATAACCACTTCCATTACAAGCAGTACATGGTCGCTGTTTCCAACCTTTTACATATTTCTCAAAATGCTCTTTTCGTATCTGTTTTCGTTCTTTGAAGTCCATAAAAACCGTTTTATAACAAAGTCTATAAGCAATTGCCTATCAGCGTTTGTTGGTTAATTGAAAGTATTTACAAGGCAACTGCTCATAGCCTCAACCGTTGTATGCCATTAAAACGGTACGCTCGTACCTCGCCATACAACACAGTATAAACAAAATACACTCACTCGCTCAGTGCTATAATCAAAGCCTGTCTAATATTTGAGTGCCATTGCTTTGCTTCAACAAAAAATGAAGTTGATACATCTTCGGCTTCATCGCCCATTACTACGCTTTGCATACCATCAAAAGCCACCGCCCATCTTCCATCATCATCATTCAATAAATTAGGGCAATAGCCTATTTCACATAGTTCTTGAAGAGATTGCTCTACCGTCAACTCTTCATTTTTTGTTTTCGCTAAAATTTCTTCGTGTGTCATATCGTTCGTTTTACTTTGTTTATACTCCTTCGTTGGCAAACATTCATGCCAACACTAACTCACCATCCAAGTATTTTAAACAATGTCTAACTAATGGAGCAATTTGACACTCAACATTTAAGTCATGTCCAGTTTTTATGTTCGGCCACCCTTCCTTTTGCCGCTCCTTAAAGTATTCATCTATTTCTTGAAGTTTACCTTCAAAAAATTTCCTGTCATTTTCTTCACACAGTTGCTTAATAGTCGCTGCGTAGTTCGGATTCATTTGCCCTCGTTCGTTAAATTTTTTTTCTAAAGCCATCACTATAACGTTTGCCAACAATAAATAAAATGAATAGCGCAGGTTGGCGTTCTGCTTCTATCCAATGTTTGTTCGTGCGCTACTGCATTTTATTAAAGCCGTTGGAGAACATTATCTCTCCACTATTCTGTAATCATCCCAAATAGCAGATGCTATCAGTTTCAATTGCTCAAAGTCAACATCTTCAAATTGCATATTTTCTTGAAATCCAACAGCTTGTTGTTTCACGACTTCTTGAAATCCCTTTCTTGATAACGATTCTCCAACATCAGCTAAATCAACAGATTTAACTTGTTGTTCGTACTCATCAATCGCTATTCTCAGTTCCTCCATCAGTTGATAAATAGGTGTGTTTGGATATTCTCGCTGAAATTTCTCAGCAAATCTCACTGCAATTTCATGTGATGTTAGTGTTTTCATCTCGTAGTTATTTACCCGTTAAATCCGATTGTTTAGCTGTGTCCGTTATAAAGAATGCCTGTAATCTTTATATTTTTCTAATACTTCCCATAGTTCATAAACCTTTTCAGAACTTACTACCATACCTTCGTCATTTTTGCCAGTGTTGTGCCAGTGTTGTATGCAAGCCGCTTTATCAAATAATTCAATAAAAGCACTCTCTATAACAACAGGTATAGCACATTGCTTGTCTGCTTTTTTTCTAAATAATCTCTTAATCCAATTCATATTATTTTAATTTTAGTTAGTGGTGGCAACGTGCCATACCTACAACGTTGCATCAAATTCAAAACATAAACCATTCTGCAATCTTAACACCTATAATCATCCCTGCAATAATAGAAGGTATCATGTATCGTTTTTCCAAGTAAATGTTATACTGTTTCATTTCAATGTTTTTTCACATTTGACTTTATTCTAAGTTCATCAAGTGTATCAACTGTATCTTTTGCTCGTACTTGTCGCGTACTGCTTTCATGGCTTGAATTGCTTCTTCTCTCCTTATTTGATTTACGTCTGATGAACCAAACCATTTTTTTATTGGAAACATCTCCAATGCCATCTGTCGTATCTCTTTGTCTGTCATCTCTAATTTCTTACAAGTGACACTTCTTTACCGTTGACCTCCCAATGGTAGCCTTTGTGTGCTATAAATGACTTAACATCATTTGAAACGCTGAAATTGCAACCTGTATCTAAATCAACCCTCCTATCAAACTCGCTTTCATCCTTCATCAGAATCTCGCAAAATTCGTGGACTGAGATTTCCTTGTGGTCACGCGAATTTAAATAATCAACCAACTCAAGGTCTTCAATGTCTAACACAATATATGGATATTCATCATTATACTCGTTACCCTCGAACCAATCAATACCACTCTTCTCAGCTGCAAGTTTAACAGCTAAAAATTCAGCTTCGCTGTTCGGTTCGCAGCAATACTTCGATAGTTCTTTCAGTTTCTGTTTCATCTTTGTTGTTTTAACAAATATACGTTTAATTATTCACACTTAGCCTTAAAACTATTATGAATCTTCATAGTTTGATATTCGTTAGTTTCTATGAGTTGTCGAATCATTTTAATAGAATGAAGAACAGTTGAATGGTCGCGATTGAAAACTTTACCAATTTCTTCAAGTGTATATGCTTTCGTGTATAGCTGGTCGTAAATCTGATACATAGCGTACTGCCTAGCCAAAGTCACGGGTCTTTTCCTAGAATTTGATTTAAGTTCTGCGAATGGTATTCCTGTTGATTCGTAGACTTTTTCAATTATGTCTTTTATGTCTTTTTCTAAGTGCTTCGTGTAGTTCTCTCCCTTGACTATCTCTACTAATTCCGTGACATCTTCGCCAAAGTATCCTGAGTATAATTCTAGTATATCTATCAGTTTAGCTTGTTTATTTTCCGTCAGTCTTATTGTCATTTCCTTTCGTTTTCTTGTTTCACATGGTCGAAGAATACATCCTGCATCTTCGCGTATTGCTTACGTTTCTCGTCAGTAGTAGCGTCCTTTGCCATCTCATCGAGTATTTTCATATCCCTAAAAAGGCGATATTTCGTCCTCGTCTGTTTCATCTATGTCTATTATTTCAAATGATTGATTAGGTTTCATTGCTGTTAATGTCTGCTCTTCCATCGGCAATGTCATATCAAATCGCGGTGGATTCGTTCCATACTCGTAATATCGTCCCGTTGGTATGTCGTAGCTTATTCTTACTTCTTTTCCTATTTCTCCTTGAAACGAAAACTTCACTTTTGTTGACCAAAATTCTGAGTAATCATCATCTCCGAAGTAACGGTGGATAGTAAACCCGTCATGCGTCTGGTTGCGGAAATCTGCTGAACCTGACACATCGTAAAGCGTTGGAACATCGTAATCCGTTGACCCTTCCTTCTTTTTCATCTTGGTCGGATGCGCCACCAAGAAAATTATCACATCGTTGGTCTGTGCAAATGATGTTAGTTTGGTCAGTATGTCGTTGATATTCTCCAATCTGTTACCCGTGGGCATCTGAACCTTATTGAAAGCATCAATAACAAAAACGTCTATTCCGTAGCTAAAAACCTGTTCTTTGAATTTGTCAATCAACCATTCCCAGTCCGCAACCTGACCGCGTTCGGGTGATGTTATGTAAATCTTCTCGTTCGCCCAATCAACATATCGTTCAATGTCTGTTTTGGTTATTCTTGGAACTCCGTCCATTTCCTTCCAAAAGTTACGTCCTACGGATTTCTGAATGAATGTCGTTTGGTGCAGCTCCATAGGTTGATGCTCAGGGCTAAAAAACGATGCTTTCATTCCGTAGTCATTTGCAATATTCATCACATACCACTCAACGTAATTAGACTTACCGTGTGAAGGAATACCCGTAACCGTTACAAGATGCCCTTTCATTACCGAAAAGATGCTGTTAACGTTCTCAAAACTTTTATGCTTCGGTTTGATTGTCTTCGGCAATCCGTTTTCGTAAAGGTCGTAGATTCCACTTTCCAAATCCTTGACCGTGTGCGTTCCCGATACAGGAAACTTCTGAACGCTTTTTAAGTCTGATTCAAAGTTGCCACTAAGCACAGAACCGTTCGCATCCTTGTCCGCCCACTCAATAAATGAACATCTCCACTTTCCTAATCGGTGAGCTATCTTTTCCCGAACGTCTTTTCCTTTTTCATCGTTATCGACCGCAATGATAAACCGCTCCACGTCCTCAATGTACGGCTGCGAATTTATCCATTGGTCATCATGGTCGTTTGCACCGTTGGTAAGGCTTACTACATTCTCAACACCGTTAGCAACCATTGCCAATACATCGAACTCACCCTCGACTATGTAGAGTTCCTTCGCGCCTATTGCAGCATTTATGTTATACAGCAGCTTCTTACCGTCCTTTGATTGCGTAAAGTTCTTACGCCCATCTCTGTACTTCTTGTTCACTAATTGCTCACCCTCAAAGTAGTTGAACACAATACAGTTCTCTTCTTTGCCAGTTTGTGGCAACCATTGCTTCTCTTCTGTTATCCGAAAGTCTATCAGCGTCCGCTGTGGAATACCACGTTCAGCGCAATACTTGACCATCTTGTCAGATAGTGCTGTGAAGTTCTGCCAGTCCTGTGGAGGTGGCGTGTAGGTCGGTTTGAATGTTTCATCTGGTCTAAAACCAACTGCGCCACAATGATGGCAATTAGCTAAACCTTTGTCGAAGTTCACCGATAAACAAGGGTCTTTCTTGTTTCGCCTATCCGCTGAACAGTTCGGGCAGGTGGTCTTCTTACTACCAGTACGGTTACCTTTTACCTCTATGCTATTCCAATCAATGAACTGTTTCATAGAGGTATTCGGTATTTTTTTGGTTCGGGTTTCTTCGGTTCTTCAATTTCATCCATCCACACTCTTTCCTTCAAATAATTCTCAGGTCGTTTTCTGAATTGCTTGTCAGGTTTTGAGCGTACATACTTCGGTACGTGTTCGAGTATCTTCGCTATCTCGTTAGGCATCTCACGCGTTATCTGCGTCCATTCATGTTGTGCTTGCCGTAACCCTACGTTGTAATCGTATGCTTTCCAAAAAATGTCAAAGGCGGTTATTATTGTTTCTTCTTCTTCTTCGTTATTAGCATTATTATCATTATTGTTTGTATGCCCCTTGCGTTCCACTTGCGTTCCGTTAGCGTTTCCCTTGTGTTCCCTTATCGGTGCATCTAATGTTTCCTCAGTTCCTTTTCCGTTTTGGTAAGTGTCGTAGTTACAGACAGTTAGCAGCGTAGTTGAATGTTTCCCTTTTCCTATTGTTTCCCGTTTAACCATGCCGTCTTTCTCTAGCATATCAAAAAAACTTGTCGTTGCTTTAGTTCCACATCCAAACAATTCTGACCATGTTCTAATGCTTTTCAACGATTGTCCTCTATTGCACTCAATCACATTGTAACCAATTGCAACCTTACCGTTTGCATGATTGACTTCAAACAATATCGTAAGCCACCACTTCAGCTTTTCAGCATCTGACCAGACCCAATGATTTTTGATTGAACGGTACAGGCTTATCCAACCTTTGCCGTAGTTATTTTGATAGTCTTCTACCATAATAAAAAGTTTGAACGGCTAAGGTTGACCGCCTTAGTAACGAAAGGATACTGTGAAGCGCAGCGTTCTACCTTCGTATTTTTACCGTTCAATAATATGGTTCTCATTATGCTTCATTCCGCCTTGTCATCAGCGACCCTCAAATATAGTATTTTTCTGTTAAAACAACGTGTGCTGTTTTACCTTTTGCTTGAACCTTTTCTCAGCTTCTTTTAAGTTCAAAACCGCCTGTTTGTAATAGCTATCCTTTAGCTCTATTCCTATTGCTTTACGACCCATTGAAACAGGGCTGTAAACCTCAGAACCAACACCCATAAAAGGAGTTAATACTACCTCATCTGGATTTGAATACAATTCAACCAATCGGTCAATTACATCCAATTGCAACGGGTGTACGTGCTTTTCATCATCTTCTTCTTTTGAATCTCTGAATGGTAGAACATTTCTATTTCTAATATCGTCCCAAACGCTGGAAGCGTAACGTTGCCAAATAATATGCGCCTTCTTGTTTGTTTTGTGGTCTTTCCAATCTTTGTATTTAATACAAATGTCATTCCAACTGCCGTACTTTTTTTCCATTTCAGGAAGCATTGGCGTTAAACCATAGTATTCAGTCATTCCTGTTTCGTGAGTAACTGGGACTTTATTTTCTCCACCTTTTCTAAATATCAAAACGTAATCAGGAATCGCTGTAAAACATCTTGTTGAATCTTCAACTATGTTTTTATGCATTAAACTTTGAACCATTGTTCTCATTCTTACTTCAAGTGGTTCTTTCCAAATGGTTATACGGTTATTGTAAGTAAACCCGTACTTTAAATGGAGTTTGATTATCTCGTGTGGAAAATCCCAAAGATTATGTTTTGTTGTTTGAGTTATCACATCTTGGCAATGTACTGCTGTAATTCTACCAGCTTTTGTTACCCTTGCAATTTCCGCTACCAGATACTCATATTGTTGTAAGAATTGTTCTTTTGTCTCACAGTTGCTGAAATCGTTTTCGCTTGAACTGTAATTGTAAAGCCCTGCAAATGGTGGAGAATAAACACTTAAGTCTATGCTTTCATCTTCTAGTGTTGGCATTACCAACATACAATCTGAGTTGTAGATAGCGTACCTGTCCGTTACTAGTTGGTCTTTTACTGTGTTTTCCATTTTCATAAAAATTTAGGTTTGATTATTTGCTTGTTAAACTCTTTTTTTGAAATTTCAACTTGATTGCTTAGGTTTTTTTGTATCTGTTTATGAAAGTTTCTTGCCTTCTCTGTTTTATACATCAATGAGTCAATTACTCTTTTTTGACCATCTGATAAAACCAAATCAATCGTAACAGTATTCTTTTGTCCAAATCTCCAAAACCTTCTAACAGCTTGGTAATACTGCTCATAACTCCAAGTAGGAAAGAAAACAGAGTGATTGCAATGCTGCCAATTTAAACCGAATGAAGTCATTTTTGGCTTGGTTATTATTCGTTTTATATCTCCTTTTGCAAATGCTAGTAGTATATCTTCTTTTTTATCAATTGACATTGAGCCGATAATTTCAACAGCATCTTTGTCCAGCTCATTAAGCAAAGCAGATTCATCATTAAAGTTGCACCAGTAAACAGACGTTTTACCGCTTGCTAATTCAACTGCTTTTTCGCATCTCTCTTTTACCGTCCATTTTTGTTCTTGCCTTACCTCGCTCATTGTTTTTGCTATTCCGTTGAACATTTGCACCTGACCATTTATTACCCAGTTACTTTCATTTTTGACAAAAACTTTATTTTCAATCAATTCTGGCAATTCGTATCGTTCATCTGAAAATCCTAAATCACTTGGTTTTTTTGCTGTTAACGACCATTGATTAACCCACGAAAAAAAGTCATTTTTTGCGTGTGGTTTTAAGTACCATTTTGTTCCTATTTCCTGTGGTCTTATGTTGTTTTCATTGTTTGCGAAAAACCTGCTTAACATATCCATATAAGGCAAATACCCCAACGCTTCGCTACTTGTTCCAAATTCAATATAATCGTTAGGTGCTGGTGTAGCCGTACTCAAAAAACGATAGGGTACTTTTTTGATAAATGCGTTTATCTGATTTTTGATTTTACCATCAAAGTTTTTCAGAATGGAACTTTCGTCAAGTATAACACAGCCGAAGTCATTACTATCAAAGTAGTGCAACCTTTCATAGTTGCAAATAACTATTTTCTTCGTGTGCTTGCCGTCCTTTGAATACTCGATGTCATCAACTCCAATCTTTTCAGCTTCCAGTATAAATTGAAACGAAACCGCTAAAGGCGTAAGTATCAAGACCTTTTTGTTGGTGTGGTTTACAACATTCTGAGCAATTGACAATTGAACCAACGTCTTACCAAGTCCAGTGTCAAGAAACACCGCAATACGACCTTTCTTAACAGCCTTTTCAATTACGTGTTTCTGAAAATCAAATGCAATGTCAGGAATGAAATTAGCCTCAAACCCGAACTCGCCTATAGAGTGTCTTTTTGATTGTAGAAAGTCTTCGTATTTCATTTCAATTCAACTTTACGTGGTCGCATAGAACCCCAGCTTAACTCACTTATTTCTTTGACATCGGCTTTATTATCGCTGTCGAGGTCTAAATTGTCGGCTATTTCCTGTGCCTGTGCTTTAGCGTCTTCGTCATTATCAGCGTAGACGTACAGGTCGATTTCTACTACGTATCTTTTCATTTTATTTCGTCTATCGGTTCAACTGTTTCCATCCGAGCAGAACGATGACCCTCAACGTGTTCAATTATCTGATAAGCGTCAACCATCTGCAATAATTCATCGGTCACATCGTTACCGTCTTCATCTAATATTGTATCAATTTCAGCACTTTGCCAGTCAGAAGGACGGTCGTACGTGCCGTTATTGAGACATTTAGAAGGATAGTATCTAACTTCAAATTCGCGTGATGCTATTTCCTCACCGTAAAGGCTTTTGCGCTCAATTGTTAGTGTGCAGCTGTTCATGTCGTTTGTTTTAGTTGTTAATGAGGTGTAGGATGCCTCGCCCCGTGTTGATTAGTAGTAATTTCCTGCGTGGTCTGCTTCATCAAAAACTGATAAAACTTCACCAGTGTAAATTGTCAATCCTAAACTTAAAGCAATTTGCTCATGTTTTTCATTGTGATTGTGAAAATCAATTCTGCAATCAGTACCTATTAAGTTTTTAATGATTGTTTCAAAATTCTCGTTAGTAATCGTTTTTAAATCTACTGTTTTCATGTCGTTTGTTTTAGTTGTTTTCGTTGGGTCAAATATAAAAACATTTTTGTTGTAAAAACAAATATTCACCAAAAAAAGTGAGATTATTTTTGAATCATGTTCAAGGCAAAGGCTCAATATCAAACTCAATGAACTCATCACCCTTTGCAACATCTACCTTTTCAACCGTCAATCTGTAAATGTAACGGTCGTTAAACCCGTATTTTTTTTGGAGTATGTCAACGAAAGGTTTTACACCATTGTCAACGTCCATATTTTTTGAAGATAGACCAAAACGCAAACGGAGGCTTAACTTGCCCCCGTTCACATTCATTGGTTTTAATAACGCCAATACGTCTTTTTCGTAACGCTTATATTCATGGGTCTTGAAACGTCTACCTTGCCACGCTCTGTTAACTGATAGTGGTTTGATTTCTATTCGCATCAGAAGGGCAGGTCATCTTCACCAACGTCATCAATTGTAGATGGTTGCGCTTTGTCCCTTGCAGCTTGTGCCGTTACATCGTTACCGTCTTCAGTAGCATCTATTTTCCAGCCAACTAGGTTAACGTAGAACTTGCCTTTGTACTCATTGCCACGCAGGTCGTAGCTAACTGTAACAAGTTGACCTTCCGCAATATTGTCTAGCTTGTTAACATTGTCTTTAAGGAAATCAAACGGTATTGTTTGAGGATAATCTCCTGTGGTTTTTAAAACCAACGTGCGTTTTGTGAAGCCGCTATCGAATGTTTGGGTTTCCAATACTTTGTAAACTGGTGCTGTAATTTTGTTACTCATTGTCCTAATGATTCTAATTTATTTTGTGCTTTTTCTTTGCTTGTAAAACTCCATGCCCAAATTCCAAATGCTTTTGACGTTGGATAACTAACGCAGTCAAAACGGCTGTTTTCAACTCTTTTAAATGTTTCGTAATGCAGATCCCCGTCTACGTCTACTTCGTACAAATAACCGTTGTTCGTGGCTTTAATTTGGGTAAATTTAAACCCCTTCACCTCTCCTTTTCCTGAAAAGGTCTTTTGTAACTCTTTCATGTCGTTTGCTTTTGTGTTTGATTTTTAATCTAATTTTGATTTAACGTGATTTATTTTCTTTTCCATGTAGTCCGAATAAAAGTCATTGAACTCTTCGAACCCTGTATCGTGTTGCTGCCAATATACGAACAATGAACCTCGTAACCGTTGGCTAAGTGACTTGCCATTAGGTACATCGTCAATTGATAACTTAGCATCTTGCAGCGTTTCAATTTCCTTTGGCGTAAGGTCGTTAGGTGCTATTCCAATTGAGCATAGTTTGTTGTTCAATCCAAATAGTTTACCTGCATCTGACGGCTTTAATTCTTGCGTTCCGACCGCTACCTTCAACGTTCCGTCCTTTCGCGTTGTAATCGCTTCTATTTGCGCTTTAAGTAGTATCATTTGTAGTTTGCTCTTATTTCATCCTCTCGCTCCGACCTTGCCTTGACCGCTTCGATAACATCTTTATGAAGCTGTTTCCACGTTTTGTCCTGTTCATATATCTGTCGAAAGTTAGGCTGGTCAATTCGCTTAATACTCATTTGTTGACGTATCTCCGAAGGTATCTGCATGAACAGTTCATCAGATAGTTGCGCTTGTATCTCTATCTCGCGCAAGTTTTCAAATAGTTCCTTACTCATCCTGTAATTTCTTGAAGCGATTGAATCTTTTCCTTCAAACTAGCCTCAACACTTTCGGAAATCTCGTAAACCTGTTTAGCCTTTTCAATTGTACCGTGTACTAACTCACCGTCCTTGTTTTTCTTTCCGTTGATAACCCAATCGACAATAGCCATAAACTGCTCAGAACCGTCTTCTATTTTAACTTTTGCTTTTTTCTTTGGTTCTGATTGCTTTCGATGCGTATTTGTAGCGTCAGCATCCTTAGTGTCATCAATCAGAAATAAGCCATTCAACGCGTACTTACGTGCGTAAGAAGATGAACTACCGAATGACTGTGCAATGTCCATTCCTTTGCGATTTGAGTCGATGCCAGCTTGTGCCTTTACAACTTGACACCCATCACTATCAGTTATCGTTGCAACCGCTTCCACAAACACCATTCCGCCAACTTCCTTAACTTCATCCGTAATAGTTAAGGTGCAATCATGCTTTTTTAATAGTGGTTTGACCGCTTCGAGAATGTCTTCGCAGCTTCGGTACTTATACTTTCCAAAAGCATTGTATTGATTCTTTGGTGCTTTCAGTTCGTTTTGAATTTCTGTTAGTTTTTTCATGTTAAATAGAATTTATGATTAGTTCTCGTTGCTCAATTATCAGTTTAATGAATGTATTGTCATGCAATCCTGCGTTTTTAACGTAGTTCTTAGCCACATCTAACTGCAAATTTGTTTTACAGCTATTGATTACCTATACGCATCTCTCAAAGTGTTTCATACTTTAATACCTTTTGATTTAAGAAGCCTCACAGCCTCATCGTAAACCCTTGTTTTTCGTTCTATGTAAAACTCGCCAGTCTGCGTGCGGTAATTGCCTAACGTGTCTCTCACCGTTGATAGTGGAATGAAGTCAGGACTGCCCTCTTTTATTCCATCATTTATCTTTTCGTGAATTTTCTTCATCGCTCCCATAGGAAGCAACTCTTTAATTCGCTTAACTTTTTTTTCGGTGTATTTCATTGAGTTTATTTGGTTACGTTTAGAAAAAAGTCAGTCACAAACATAAGCTATTTTTGTCGAAACAACAAAATAACAGCTATTTTTTTAATCATTATATTTGACAAATGAAACTAGAATCGCTACTGCCTTACCTTTTCGGGTTTATTCTAGGCTTAATTGTGGCGTCACAAGGATGTGGAGAAGCTGAGACTATTACAAAAGTAGTCGAGAAACCAATTCCTAAAATAGAGTACGTTGACCGTTGGCGAACAGACACCGTTCGGTTTGTGTCTAAACAATTCGTTACCATTTACGATACAATCTACTCGGACAGAGTAGTTAGTCGTTTAGACACTTTGTTTATGGTTGATACGGTAAAGATTGTAGATACATGGTTAAGTGAGGTAGTGCGCTATGACACAACTGCACCAGTTTTGGGTGGTGTACTTAGGCTGAGGTGGCAAAACTATCAGAACCTGACCGAAAACCTTCGCGTTGATTACACGCCTAGAAAAGTTCCGTTAACTTGGGTTTTAGGTGTTCACGGAAACGTTGGAATGTTGAGTGATTTTAACACACGGTACACACCTTTATTTGGAATTGGCGCACAGGTTACAGTGCGAAAGACTTACATTAGTGCAAATTACGGATTCAACGGTCAACATTACGTAGGTGTTGGCGTTGGATATAACATTATAAGTAGATGAAACTTCGATTTCAACTTCCACCAGAAGGTTTTAAAAGATTGTTTTACGACATCGAAACAAGTCCGAACATTGGATTTTTTTGGTCATCCAGCTATAAGGCTAACATACCTCACGAAAACATTATAAAAGAGCGAGCAGTTATATGTATATGCTATAAGTGGGAAGGTCAGGACGAAGTACATAGCTTAGAGTGGGATAAGGGTTGCGATAAGGCAGCCCTTAAACGTTTTATGGAAGTTGCGCTAATGGCTGATGAGTTAGTAGCACACAACGGAGATAACTTTGATGAGAAATGGATTAGAACAAGGTGCGTTATTCATGGTATTGAATGCCCGTCAAAACTAAACTCATTCGATACACTGAAGAAAGCGCGTTCACATTTTAGATTTAACTCGAATAGACTTGACTATTTAGGGCGGTTATTCTTTGGTGAGGGGAAAAGCCCCGTAGGTTTTCAAGATTGGGTTGATATTACTTTGAACAACTGCGAAAAGGCAATGAATAAAATGGTTGAATACTGCAAAAAAGATGTTATTCTTTTGGAAGACGTGTTCCATAAAATTCAACCATACGTTAACCATAACACGCACGTCGGAGCGCACACGGGTTACGGTAGATTTAGTTGTCCTAGTTGCGGAAGCGATAACGTTACCCATCAGCGCAAAAGATACACCAAAACAGGTATGTTGAGGCATACGCTTAAATGCCACGAGAAATACTGCGGTAAACACTTTACGGTATCAAACAAAGTGTGGGAGGAAAAGATGAAGAATGACTGGATGAAATCTCAGAGCGAAACCAAAAACAGCCAATAATCCATAGAATGATAAATCAAAATTATCTGCATAAAAACCTTTTTGTTTGTTTTTAAAACAAGAATTGCTAATTTTGTAAACGGATTTGAATATGAGTAGTGCCGAGCGTAGGGGTGTCACCCTGCGGAGATGTAGTGAAGTAAAACATCTGCGAAAGCATGTGACTGGAACATCTTTTGAGGCATTACTTATATCGTATTTGTATATGAAACGTGGCTGATAAGAACACGGAACTTGTCGAAGCGTAGTAAACTAAATTAAATGCCGCGCATGGTTAAATAAGCCGTACAACAGCCATGTTTTATATCGGTTACTGCTAAACAACGTAATTTTTAACGACTAAATACAGAAAAATGGAATTTACAGGACGATTGATTACAGGAGATTTTGAAGAAAACACAATGACATTTGAAATAGAAGGTGAAATGACACTACAAGCTGGCAGATACAGGATAGTGCAAATTGAAGCAGGAAACCCAGTTAAAAATAATGTTGATTTAGCTGATGTTGGTGGTAGTCAGGCTACGGGTTTGAAAGACAAGATTAAGGATAAGATTGAGGTGGCAAAACATGATATTAAATTGTGTATGAGAGATTTTGACAACTTAGACGAACCTACTTCTGGGTATCCTGTTGGCGATGTTGGCATAAACATTTCAAAGAGCGAGGTATATCATAGGGGTAGATTACTTGGTCTGGAAGAGGCATTACGGTTTGCAATCGAATGTGAGTAGCCTTATTACCACCAACGGCTCTGGGTATGGAGTCGGGTTTTTACGGATTTGAAAACGAAAATATTATGAAAACATATACAGAAGAACAAGTAATTGCAATACTAGACCACATTGAAAGAAAAGGGTTTAACGATGATTGCTTAACAATAAATGATGAACTTGATCATCTTAAAAGGATAGGCGTAGTAAAAAACTGCTCTATACCTGATGTTGTAAACCGAAGGGAACTGTTACTTGATTTTGCTGACTATTCAGAAAGCGATAAAACTTCTCAAACAACAGATGAGTGTGTAGATAACTATTTAGATTCAATCAAGTAATTGTTTACAACGGTTTTAATAAAATGCAGTAGCGCAAATGCTACACTTGAATAGAAGCAGAAAGCACCCATGCGCTATTCATTTTATTTATTGTTGTGGTGCGTTAATTGTTAGAAATATGCTTTGGAAAAGTAAGTCAAATAAAGTAGCTGTCAAAGTGATTGATATGACTGGTAGTGATGGTAGTGGTTTAATGATTCGGCTGTTACCATGTGTTGATTTATGGTTTAACGAGGGTGTTGTAATTGGAATAAGTTGGCTTTCTTGGGGTTTTGAATTTTGGTTCACAGACGTGAGAGACCTTGTTTAATGCACCACAACGGACATGAATAAACACAGTAGCGATTATGAAAGAAGAAATTGAAAGAATACTCAGAAGCCGATTTACACGGGGCGACATCCAAACAGCCACAAACGAGCTATTGGATTTATTTAATGTTAGCCTTTCGTTGACAGATTCAAAGGAAGAATACGAGCCTTATTTTGGTTGGTGTGATGTTGATGGATGCGAAAATGAAGGGGCAAATGGTGGCGGATGCTGGCGAGAAACTGGATATTGGACAGTATGTAGTAAGCATTCTTCAAAATATAGAGCGGGTGAGCCGCAGCCACCAATGAAGCAAAAGGCAATAGACAGGGAGAAAAGGCGAGGTGCTGACGGTGTGTTAGTCAATGAAGGCTAACGGTTTGGCTATGCACCGTATGAAGCATAGCGTAATATGGGGTATAGCGTTTAGTATATGATTTCGGTGGCGATTGATTGCAGGACTTTTCGCATACTGACTAACTAACAAGACTGCACAGTGGTTGAAATCAAGCTCTGTAACGCCACTGAATTATATACATTGTTATAGGGCGTTTTTTGATTATGATTGAGGCAAAACCAAATACAAGATTAAGAAGTGAGATATTAAGCGCATTATTTCATAAAGGATATGCAGGCCCAAATTATAACCTTGATGATGTTTCGGCTTATGTTACAAAGCACGATAGTAGTTTGAGTTTATCATTTTGGGATATGAGTTGTACTATAAATAAAAAAGACAAAGGTTATACGGATATTTTAAATGCCCTATAACGGTTTGGCTATGATTAAGCGAAGCGACCCGATAGGGTTAATTATAGCCGTTGTTAGCTGACTGTATGAGCGATTAATACCCACTAACCTACATTTGAAACACTACCGTAGTATTTATTTTTTTTGTGCGGTAGCAAAATAATTTTGGAAAAATTAAAATTTTTTACCTTAAAATTAGGATTGTATTATATTTATCCGCATATTTGGGTATAAATTAATAATTACTGATATGGAAACTATTACATTATACCACGCCACAAACACACCGATAGAAGAAATAGGAATTGAAAAACAAACTATGTTTTTTACAGGTGATTATGATTTGGCTAAAAATTGGGGTGATGAACACTATGAAGATTATGATATTTTAGAAGTTGAAATACCTATTGAAGATATTTACGAATATGTGCCTGAGAGACCTGCATTTGCTATTACTGATTTTGAGCAATTAGAAGTTAAACCTGAGCTTATTACTGGTAAGTGTGTTCATTTTGAAGATTGTAGCGATGGTTATATAGTTAAGAATATTAATGATTATGAATTAAGATAATGGGATTAAAAAACAAATATGTAGTTCACTCGATTGATAATTTTGTTGCAATTGAGTGGATTACAAAAAAACATTATGCTAAACGTACACCTATAATGAAATATACGTTTGGTTTATTTGATTCTGATAAAAATATGCACGGGGTTTGTGTTTTTTCTCCTGCTCCATCTCGATTCTGGAACAATGGAGGTAAATTGTTTAACGAAAAACATAATATAGATGTTTATGAATTAAGCAGGTTGATAATGAATGATGGACACGAAAAAAATCTAACATCATTTTTTGTAAGTAGATGTTTGAAATTGATTCCAAAACCAAATGTTGTGGTAAGTTATGCCGATAAAAACCAACACCATAGCGGATATATTTACCAAGCGACTAATTTTATTTATACTGGTGAAGCTGAACCAAAAAACAAAAGCTTTGATTTTGTAATATTTGGAAAAAAATACCACGGTAGAAATATGAATATTGAATTTACAAGAAAACTACTCGGAAATCAATATAACGAAAACATACATTGGAAGGAAAATATAATAGCTGTTGGAGGTGAAATAATACCACAATTACCAAAACACCGATATGTTTTTATAAATGCTAAAAACAAACAACAATTAATATCAGATATGATTTATGATTCTGTTGAATATCCTAAACAGAAAAATAAACGATATGATGCAAGTTTTGAACCAATACAACAAAAAACATTATTCTAATGATTGACTGGCTAATAAAAAACAAGAAATTTATAAAAATAAGGGCAATAGAACAAGAATTGGGAATGCCTGATAGCACATTAACTAAACACGTTAATGGAAGTCAAAAAATGGCTGAGAAGTGGGAGAGACCTCTAAATAATTTTCTTAATGGTTTTGTTAAAAACCAAGGAGGGGGAGAAAAAAAATAAATACGGGCTTATAGCACTGAACTTGATTAGTTGCACGGACTCAGCCCATATTGCAGCTAACGGTAAAGTATAAACAAAGTAAAGCGAACGGATATGGATGAAATATACGAACTATACGAACACTGCACAACCGAGAACACGATAATGTGTAACAAGTGTAGAACCATTGGAAGGGAAATGGATTGTGACCCTTATGATGCTGCAACCACTTGGAGTAAAAAAGGGTGGAGAATTACAAGGCATCAAACAATATACTGCCCTAAATGTGCAGAAGGTAAATTGAAACCGAAAAAGTAGTGAGCGTATTTTGTTTATACATTGTTGTAAAATCGTTTTAATGTTTTACAACGGTTTGGCTATGTGTAGTGCCGACCTTGATAAGTTACTACACTAACTTAAAAGACTAAAACAATGAGTAAAGAACAAAACGAACAACAAGAAAATAAGGCATTACATATAGCTGGTGTTAGTGGTAGTTATTCTCCTACACTAACCGAAGTGCAAAAAATGTATGACTATTTAAAGATGTATTTTCACAGAAGCCAGATGAATGGATTGGTGGACATAGATACACATGAACGTGGTGAAATTAAGAAGATGCTAAGGCTTCCAGATAATTACCGCTAACGGTACGGCTAAAACACGGATTTTAACGGGTAGATACCCACAAACAGAAAGACAATGGAAGAAGAAATTGAACGCAGAATAAATTGGATTAACGCAAGAGTTGATGTAAGCCCATCAATTAAAGATTACATAGCTTTTCAGATGCTTGATTTTGCCAAATATTACCACGAACAACAAGTTAAAAACTGTGATTTAGCTGATGTTGGTGGTAACGAAGTGGCGTTGCCTGATTGCAGTTGCTTGAAATGTAAACCAAATGAATTTCCAAACCTAAGATTTAATGTTTGCCCGAAATGCGGCAACAAAAGATGTCCGCACGCATCCGACCATAATTATGAGTGTACAAATTCAAATGATGTTGGGCAAACTGGAAGCGTTTATTAAGCAATGACCACCAGCGGCTACGGCTATGAAATCGTAGCGGATTAGAAGCACAGACCTATCGAATAGAAATGATTTTAATTAATAACCATAGTACCCGAATAAGCACGAACACCGCTATGTTTTATAGCCATTGTTGTGCGTATGTGGCGGTAAATTGAAACGAAAATGAGTTTATTATACAAGACAAAGGAAGAGCAAACAACAACTTGCGAAATAAAGCAGGAGGATGGTAAAATAGTTTTAGACTTCTATTCTGATTCTGGAAAGTTTGGAACTGATGAAATGCTTGATGGCTATAAATTAACTCCTGAAAGATTGTTGCAGATTTTACAGGATAGGGATGATTATTCCGAAGATGAATTGTAGCCATTACGCACAACGGTTTGGGTATGGTGTCGGCTGACGAAGGAAGCTGCACTATGCGCAGTGTTAGCATTAGTACGGATTTAAAACATAAATACAATGAAAAAAGAGATAGTAATTACCATAGCTTTAGAGCCTACCAGATGGCAAAGGTTTTTAGATAAAACTGGATTAAAGCGATTCACTTATGATGAAATGATGATAGCTGTAGAAGACGGACAGCATTTCTACGATAGACCGAATAGCAAGATTAGAATGATTAGAGTTCAAGAAAACCGATTGAGTTAGTATTAATGCTAACGGTTTGGCTAAGAAACGTGGCCAGTAAGAACGTTTAAAATTAACCCACGGCAGAGGCAAAGCCATGTTTACTTAGCCCTTGTTGTAAACTGAAAAATTATGAGAGATTTATTTGATGCTATTTCGTTGATAATGGGAATAGTTACAATGATTGCAATGGTGGTAGCTGTTTTTCTTGGAGACAAAGAATCAGCTACACTATTTGGCGTGATTGCTTTGATATTGAGACCAAGCGATAAGTAATTTTATTGTTTACAACGGTAAAGTATATAAGTAGTGCGGTTCATACAGGCTTCGGACACGGTTGCAAACGTATAAATAAGAGCCGATTAGATTGTTTGGAACATAACGACCGTATTACTTATATACATTGTTGTAAAATCGTAGGGGTATGACCACAAATAAACAAAGGCGGATTGGTTTTCCAACTTCGGCAAATGTCGGAGGTCTGAGTTCGATTCTCGCCCCTATGTTTTACAACTATCGCTAAGTGTAACGAAAATATTTGCGCATGATTAAACTGCCTGATAAAGAAGGTGTTATACTTGAATTTACGTCTGAGTTTGACGCAGAAAGAAGTAAATACATTCCTATACGTGTGCAAAATTTTACGCAGCAGGAAATTGCAGATTGGCTTGGTAAATCACTAAGGACAATTCAGCACTTTGAAAAACCAGACGCTTCAGGAAAGTTTAGGAACTACGACCCGTACATTTTAACTGGTTACAGGGTCATGGTAGAACTTATAAATCCTGATATTCTGATTTGGCATCAAATGAAGGACAAGACTTAGATGAAACGTCTTTATGACCTATTATTTTTGCTTGTGGATAGCGTTCTTTTAAATCTTCGAGTAAACACCTAAGCGTTTCCTTTTGAGCCTCTGTACGGGTGTCTTTTGGCTTCATGTCAGCATCAACACCGCCAACGTAGCAAACGCCTATTGAGTTACGATTGTAACCTTTAGCGTGTGCGCCTGACTTACTTTCGTGTCTACCTTTTTCAAGTGTTCCGTTTAGAGTAATAATCCAATGATAACCAATGTCTGAAAAACCTCGTTCGTCAACGTGCCACCTTCTTATTTCATCAACTGACACGTCTCTACCTTCGGGAGTGGCTGAACAATGAACTATTATTTTGTTGATGTTTCTCATTTACTATCGCATTGTCCTGTTCTTAAACATCTTTCACTGCACTCTACTGGTTTTATTTTGCACCAAGATTGCACACCTTTCTGTCTAGTTCGTCTATCTTCTGCTCTAGTCTTTTCTTGCTTTCCTCGCATTCTTCGTGATTCTTTTTCAGCACTTCCATTTCTTTCTTCATGATTTCCCAATCATTTTTGAGATAATCAGCGGCATCCTTGTAAATGACAATAGCCTTTTCGATGTTGTCAAGTTCGGTTGACTTTTGATTTTTCTTGCCTTGACGGTACGCTCCCAAAGCACCAATAACACCAATAGCTGATGTTATAAATGCGTCAACGTGTTGCCCGATATTTCCTAGTTCCATATTACTCTGCATTTTCTTTAACTTCCAATTCCTCAAATTCAATTCCCCTTTCTGTCAAATGTTGTTATTTGAATTATTATTCTGCCCTAATATGAAATTTTTCAGGCATTTTATCTAAACCAATGTCATCTCTGTCATTGATTAAAATGCAAACCTCATCACCTTCAACTATTTGACCATACCAATATTCAACTCTTTCAGAACAGTTTCTTTTGACGGATTCTTCTCTATTGAACTGTAACCCTTCATCTAATGGTAAAACAAGGTATCTCATTTGTGTTTGTTTATAATAGCTTTGATGGCTTCTTTGTTTGAGCCACTTTGAAATACGTAAACGCCTTGAAGGTCGGCTTTAACATTGTAAGTGGTCGGAATACCTCTATATCCAAGTATAAAAAACCCATTCCAGCTACTTGTGTTTAAATCTGATAACAATAGAACTTGCTGTGTTTCATTTATTGTTAGCGCAAAAGTTCCATATCTCGTATTGTCGCTAATATTAACTATATCAGATGTCAAAGAAGGTGATCCAGCGTTGTTTGTAACTGCCGCATTATTATTTGGCTGTATCAGAAATGCGTAGCCACTGGAATCTACATTAGATGTGTGCATACCATTATCTGTGTAATAACCTTTTATTAAAAAGTAAACGTCTAAACCTGAGTATCCATCAAGATTAGGCGAAGATAACGTGTCATCAACTCCATCAAAATTAAATACTACCTTACCATTTACGGTATTTATAACACCTGCTGTACCTAATTTTGGTTGATAAGAAGCGTTTGCAATTGTAAAATGATTTGAATTTCCTGACTTATCGTAAAAATACCCGAAAAAATCAGTGCCAGAAACAAACGAACCTAGCGTAGTTCCCGATGCATTTTCACTCAACATACTTAATTCACCATTTGCATCTGGGAAAAAGTCATCATCTGCATTGTCACTTGACCTACGCACGTAAGCAATAGCACCAGAAAAACCATCTACATCATTTAAAACGCTGCATATAGATAGAGGTGTTCCATAATCACTAAAATCTTCTGAAACGTTGATAGTTGTTCCATCCTCATCATACGCGACTGTTGTTCCATCTGTGGAAGCTACATACACCACAATAGAACCAACAGCATCAACCGTCCAAATGTATGTGTTAGATGCTTGTATTATTTTTTCATAACTACCATCGTTTTTTGGTATCCAAAAAGTGTGAGATGTTGGTGTTATTCCAGTTGTTGTTATTGTGATGGTAACGGAATCTCCAAACAAAGGAGATGTATTGCTAAATGAAACTGATAATGATGCGGACGCTGGGCAACTTGGAATTACGAACTCTGTACCATTCCAACTTCCAACGGGTGAGCCGTCTTGTGTCACGGCAAACGATTCAGCGCCTCCACTCGCAATAGTGCCAACTTCAGTACCGTTAAGTTCTACGGTGGCGTCCGCGCAAGGCGAACAGATTTCAGATTCTAAACACGCTATTTGCTGCGCTGTTAATCGCTCAATGTTCTCTTTTAAACAGAAGTCAATAGCTTGAAGTATATCACTCGAAACACCATCACACTCACCTGCTATACATTCGTTTTTAATTGTAACGACAACATCAACATCCATTGATGCAAAGATGAAGTCCATACGTGGCTGATATTGCCCAGTTTCGGCTGTTTCTTCATCCCAAACATCTTTTGGGTTAAAGTTGTAGTTACTTGTGTTTATTTCAATTCTATCGGCTTTCAGAGTTGCTACTAAATCCTTAGCGTCCGATTCTAATTGCTTTGCAATCGAAGTTCTAACTCTATCAAATGAATAAGCATCATCTTGACTTAATTTTGATTTACGTACAGCATAAACCAACTTCAAAGGAAAGGTGACGTTCACACGCGGTTTAGGTGTGTATTTTTGGTCTATCCTTTCAATGTTAGGCTCTCCAATCAATCGGAAATAACTAACACCATCAAACGCATCAAAGTCTATCTTGTCGTAGTTTCCTTGACCTAAATATTCAGCAGGATAAACTTCACCTTTATCCGTAGTTACAAGCGTTGAAAGGCAATGTCGTTTCTCAAAATAATTGAGTAAAGACAATTCAAGGTTAAGGAATTGGATTATACTTTCAAGCATTTGCAAAAACTCTTTGAACGTCTTTTTTCGGAACTATGCTTTCGGAAACAGGTAAAAGTGAGTGCTGGCAATTGTATCCCCCTCTCGTTAAAAATATTGTCTTAGAATCCGTGTTTGGCATTTTCCCGTTCCATGTTAAATTAGCCCAACTTTCAACTTCTGTTCTGTGGAAATACTTACCGTTTCTAGCTTTGCAGAAAGGTCTAGTACTATCCATCAAACCACCTGTGTAAAGATACCACTCTAAACCTAAATCTTGAGCGATAACCTCGCTTACAGCCGCATCATTCAACGCGAAAGCATCACTAACTATCAATCGAGTAGACCTTAACAAACGCCCGTCTATTTGGTCGTCACCTTGTACGATTATCCGTAACGTATCAATCAAATCCTGTCTGCTTACTCCTGATTGGATAGCGTCACTCAAAGCCGACCTAGTAGGGTTACTCAAATACTGATTGGTCGAATCCAATAAATCTGCAATTGTAGCCGCTTGCCTTTGTTTGACCGTTGCCGTTGCTATTTCGGGTATCGAAAAAGCAGGTTCTATTTCTTCGAAATAAGCAAAGTTCAATACCGCTTGTTCGTCAAACTCATCCATCAAACTGGCAACGGCACTTTCAAATTCTTGACCTGTTAGAACGTCTTTTAGACCCTCTACAATTCCCTCTATTCTCAATAGGTTGGCTTCATTTACAACCAAGTTACCGCCAGAATAATCGAGTACGTCAATCAATGAAGCAACTTCTCTGAACTTGTTACGCTGAATTCTTTCCATAGCAGACAAGAAAGCATTAGGGACGCTTTCCAATCTGTCAACCTTTTGGTTTACAATGTCTCTTATGTTGTCAGGTAGTGCCATTAGTTACCTAGAATCCTTTCACGTACTTCTGCAACTCTATCTCGCGTCATGTTAGGTGCTATCTCTTTTGCTTTCGATACTAGCATCTGAACTTGCTGGTCAATTTCCATATCTAAGAAATTAGCGTCTTCCATGATAAGGTCGTTAATCAACTTCACGCCAGAATCATGTAGCACAAGTTCCCAATTCTCCAAAGCGTTCTGCGCTTTTCGCTGAACAATTTCATCCCTACTCAAAGTTAACAGCCTATCTGAAGCTATGATAATTTCAAATATCTTAGCCATTTGACCGTCTGCATGGTATCTGTTAGAAATGAACTGATATATCAAAGCGTGAACAACCGTGTCAGGTGAGTTTGCTTCTCGTGCCATTTTAATATCCTCTAAAATATCGGCATCCGTAAGGAAATCGAAGTTTTTCGGATAGGTAAGTTTAGCAGGTTCTTCACCTCTCAAATCTGCAAACAGGTCTAAGTAGAACTGATAAATATCAAAGTCTTGGTCTGATATTGGCTGAACAAACGCAAACTTCGCCTTTTGGTCTATTGCCATTCCCGTAGCGGTCATCTGTTCGCTACCTTTTACCTCTGAGTTTGACGAATGAATGTGAAGAATAGACCTAGCATCATCGAAGTATTGTTTTGCCATTTCCTTTACAAAGTCAAGTATATCTCTACTCGGTGACACGTATTCAACTGGATTCTTGAATTGAGTATCTCCAGAATCTTGACCTTGCGCTGGCTTTAACAGGTAAGTGCCCATCGGGCTTACTCGAACTTTCATTCCCGAACCGTGACAACTAGGGCAATTTCCGTTCTGATGTTTGTCTCCTTTTCCTATCCATTTGCCGTTCCAACATTTACCCCTTTCGTCTTCAAAATCACAAGGGTCACCGACCATTATTCTGAAAGGAAATGCTGAATTGGCAATCGAAACATTCAGATAGTTTGAATAGGTCAATGACCAATCTAATAAATCAACAGCGTAGTAGAACGGTGAGGTGTAATAGATTGAACCGTCCTCTAAAATAGATGGAACACCTCGCAACTTATGACACGGCAAATAACCTAGTTCATGTCTGTAAATAGGGTCTATCGAAAAAGACCAATCTGTTAGCTTTCCAGTTTGGTAAATACGGTAGATGTATTCCGTGTCGTAATAATAGAACACACGACCAACAGCTTGAACCTTGCCGTAATATTCGACCATGCTCTTTTCATGGCTTTCAAACATTGCATGATTTTCACCCCATGCTACTACATTATCGCACTTGTAGTATATCGGTTGCGGCTTGACGTTTTCCGTGTCGTCAATCCTGATTTCACCGTCAACCTCTACGAGTTTCGGCTTAACATAGAACGTAACTACTCCGTTAGGGTCTTTCGCCTTAGTTGTCGGAATTATCTTCTTGATGTAAGATTCAAGCGAAGTAAATCCTTTTATTCCGTTGTCGATGTACTCTACGTAACTTTCTGAGTTCTCAGCAAATTCAATAGACCAGTTGTGGTCATTCAACCCCGAAGTAACCACACTCATGTAATCAACAAAAACAGGATGCGTAGTGTTTTTGTAGTTTTCTTTGAGATATTCGTTTTCCTCATCGTTCTGATTAGGAGCGCGTTTCTCAAACAGTTCTTTCGGGTACACGTCAACATCAGCGTGAACACGTATTCTTTTGCGTTGCTTTACAGCGGCTTCATACCCCATATAGTAATGCGGTGTGTCCTCAAAATACGTGTGTCCGTCCTTCACTTTGTAAAGGTCTTTTGACGCATCCAATACGTTACTTAATACTTCTTCGGGTGTCATTTCTTGCCCTTTTTCTTTTTACCACAATTACAACCCATCATAGTCTAGTTTGTCCGTTTAAAATCTTCACAGCCGTTTCATTGAATACCTTATTGAACAGTTTCTTTTCCTTTGCCGAAAAGTTGAAAACGTGTTCACGTCCTTTTATCTTGTCTACGTTCTCAGATGTGATACGCTCAATATATTTATTGTTATTCACCTTAATCGGTTTAGATTTCGGCAACCCATCTGAGTTAGGTGAAATCTGCCTGTTAGCAAAATCACTCTGTAATCTGTTTGTTTGTCTTAAAACGATATTTGACCCGAACCCCTGAGACTTTTTGAACGCTGCGTAAGACTTGTAATAGCTTGTTTTCTTCGCTCTACCTGATTTTCCGCCATTGTTTCCACCACGTCTGTGGTAATCGTTTTCAATCCAAACCTCTGGACTTGTAGCGTAGTTTCCTATCTGTGAGTTATTGGAATCCAAACCTTCATGGAACACCCTATTGACACGTAAAGCGTGAACAGACTGAGCAGCTATCTGCAAAGGAAGATTCTTCTTCAGCAGTTTAGAACGTTTTTCAAGTTCCTTAACGAATTGCTTTGGTGTCAATTGAGCCATAACTTCCAATAAAATAGAACACCACCACTTTCAAAAGCTATATGTTGAATATTTGATTTCACAACGTTCATGGTAAAGTGGTTACATATTTAGCAGAACGTGAACAATTGAAACACATACCGTCCTTAGGTGTATTCATGTTATGCAATACATTCTTTAACGTTTTCTCGTAGTCTTCATGGTACTTCATTTGCCGAGCTTCAAACATGTTCTTTTTCACGGCAGATGAGTTTATTCTATCAGAATTGAATAGCGCATAATCCATAATCAACTCTGCCGTTCTGTAAAGTATCGGCATTGCTAACAGATTACGATAATTACACATCCAGCTTTCATTATCACAACTTACATTGAAACGAACGGATATTCCCGAAGTATCTGAGTTGCTGTCTATGTTTGAAAGGATAGGCGTTTCAAGCAATCCGTATTCGATGTTTCGACCTTTAACAATTCCGCTTAGATTATACCGCCCTTCATTACAAGCGGTGCAACCTTCACCTATCAATGATGTTTTGTAATTAGGAATTGACGTGGCATCGTAAACAAAACCTATTCTACGTTTTCTCTTTTCGGCTTTATAACTTTTGCCAACGTGTGTAGTTACGACCTGACCTGCTACACTAGCAACCGTAACAGTGTCCAATGTTTGCCCCGTAATGGTGTCAATTATCAGAACATCAACATCACCCGTATAATTCAAGTAGGTTTCAATCGCGTTCACGTACAACTCATAGTACGTGTCTTGGTCGCATAGTTCTAATTCAAGTCCTTTATATTTCGCTTCGGCTGCAACTTCTACCTTATCTTGGTCAAAGTAACCTGCTCTCCTGTCGTCTAAAATCGTTTTTGGTATGTATTGCTTTTGGAAATATCCGTTTACTTCGGCTTTGACATTCTCAATAGCAAAATCAATCTTTTCATCTATAAACTCAGATGCCGAACCGTTATCTTCAATGTACGATTCAACTTCTCTGATTGTCACAAGTTGGTCAAGTAGCAATCCGCTAACGGATGTACAACCGCCTTTGTAACTGATTATGTTGTCGAAACAAGCCATTTAATTAAAATAAAGGGAAGGGCTGGATTAGCCCCTCCCTAATTGGTTTACGAGTTGTCAACTTGGATTGCAGCGAATCCTTTAACTCCGTCCATGTGGTCGCCCGTTTGGAACATATCATCTGGCAACGCTACCAACTTAGTAGTCGCTGTCAAAGTTACGTCAATCGTGCCACAGTCATGTTTGATAACGAGGTCGTATGCCATTCCCGTAGATGGTGAGTTTATCACTCCATAGGATTGGTTAGCATCTCGCTGCTCAAATAGACCTGACCAACGGTTGTAGTAAAGAACCTGCAATGCACCGTTTGAAATAGCCCAAGAGTAAGCGTTACCACCTGCGGCAGAAGCTACGTTTCTATCGCGCAAAGAAGCAAATCCATACTCAGCTTGAAGGCTAGCAACATCAACACCGCTATTTGCACAGCAAGCGTGCTCCATCAAACGGTTGAATTGATGAAGTTGGAAACCTCCAATGGTAATGAACTGACCGAAATGTGATGCTTCGGCTGCTGCTTGAACCGCCTCATAAGTCTGATAGAACGGGTCTGAATCAGACGCTGTTTTCTCAGTACGAACTTGGATTCTTGTTGGCGTTCCAGTTACGGTAATGTTTGAGATACCGCTAACATCACTTGACCAACCGCCCAAAAGTGCAGCCGCTTGAGTAGCGTTTTTCTCATTTACTCGAGCATCCATAGCAACTACCATACGCAGAATCTGGTCGTTGAACCAATCAGCGTTATCACGGCAAGCATCGGCAAGGTTATCAACATCAAAAGTCTGCTCCAAGAACAAGTTCTGTGAAGTGTCGATTGAATATTCTGTTGAAGTAGTACCTCGCTCAGTTGATGCAGTACAGTAAGAACTAACGTTTGTTTGAACCTCGCTAGAAAGGATTCTAGGTTGGTAAACTGCTGTTACTGTACGTGTTTTAGCGTTGCCGGGCGAAACGACCATATCAAGTCCGCTTCGGTTAGCAGGTGACATCAAGAACTGCGTAAATGGTACAGGCTCGATGTAGTATCGTGCTGGGTTTGCCCCGAACAATCTATCTAAATCTTCTTGGATGTTCGGACACGCTACCAGCGTAGAAGGTGTGTAAGACATAATAATTAGGTTTAAATGGTTGTCGTATTATGGCTGACAAGCCATGAAAACCCAATATAATCGCGTTGGGTGACCGCGTGAGTATTGAACGCTTTACAAATTTACAAAATACTTTTGACAGTTCAATAAGTGTTGTAATTTAGTGAACAACATGAAAAACTAATTAAATGAAATCAAAAAAAAATAAAGCATCAAAAGAGCAACAAGGCAATGGAGTTTTAGGCGGTGTTAAACGTTTTACTATTGAAGAAGTAAAAGATATTTTTTTCGATGCTATACAAATAGGAAATGGGTATATAGAAGATACGCATTATCCTGATGTAGATATTGATATAGCTGAAAGAGAGTGGCAAGACTACATAAAAGACAACAATATTTGCTAACGAAATTTGTCTAAAAAGAAAGGGCGACCAATTAGCCGCCCTCTCAATTAAAGTAATCTGAAATCAAGTGAAAACTCCCGCAGGTACTGATACCAATCTAGGGTTTGTTTTAGATTTCCATGATGGTGTGTAAACGTATCGCAACGCTTCGGTATCTGAACCTTCAAGACCACCGCCTTTAAATAGTATTCCAGAACTGTTCGGTGTAATGTAGATACAATAATCCTCTTCATACAATTTAATAAGGATGCCGCCTACTGGTTGACCAGAGGCAATATCCAAAGCATCGTATGCTAAGTGTGAATCTGTATTTACATTGGAATCTATCCAATTCAATGTTCTTTGATAGGTCATGGTTCTAGGTTCGCCACCTGCACGGTATGAACTACCTTCCACCCCAGAAGCTGCTGGCAATTCTACCATTATCTCCTTGAATAGAACAGCGTCACCTGCCGTAATAAGTGCGTTTATTTCAGTTCCGTCTGTTGGGTCTGTTGGCAAGTTGCCACACGAAAACACAACAGCTTCACCACCCGAACCGTTTACCAATTCGCCACAATCATTTAACTCTTGCGCTACTAGGTCAGCGCAGTTATAAGATGTGCAAGCCATTACTATAAGTATTGACAGTCCATTTATTTCGCCCTAGACCAAAGGCGTGATGATTGCGTTCCTTGCAAATATACAAAAAAGGGTGGACATAATGCCCACCCTTCGCGTGTGTTTCAATAGGTAAACTGATAAACCTTGTTCTAGGCTCTCCCTAGACACCATGCACGCCTATCTCATCGGCTTGGCACGTTGGGCTATAACAACTCCGTTTTTGTCTAAGTTAGGCTTAAACTCTCGTTTTTCTTCTTTTTTCTCGAACTTTCCAGAATCAGCTTGTTTGAGGATGTTGAACTCTTTGGCTTCTTTCTCCAACACCTGCGAAAGGTTGAGGAAATTACCATGCTTTGTTTCATCCTTTACACGTTGACCGTCAACTGTTGGATATAGCACTTTATTTTCTTCATCGAACTCAATCTGATACTTGTTGTTGATGTGTGCTTTGAAACCCTCCTTTCTAAGCGTGTCAGCGGTATCGGATAGCTTTGTTTCAAAACCGCCCCACGTTTTGCCTAGAATGTCGTTTTTCTCATAATCCTTTTTGAATGTAACAAATTCGCTTTCTTTTTTTTCGAGCAGTTCTTGAAGTTCTTTTTTTGCATTGACCTCTTCGCTCAAACGGCTGTTCAAAGTCTCGTATTTCTCTTTGATAGCGTTGATTTCCTCGCTTGGCTTCTTTGCGCTTTGCAACTCTTTTACCTTAGAATCCCATTGCTCAGAGTTCTTAGCAAATACCAATCTTGAAAGGTCTGCAATAGGAAGCTTCTTTTCCTCTGGAGAAAGTTCTATCCCGTTCTCCTTAGCTGTTCTAAGCAACTCTTTGGCGTGGTTGGATGTTGCCTCACCCATAAAGTGAGTTCGGATACTCTCGTCTTTTAGAGCGTTTTCTTTGATGATGTACTTCTCATCAAACGCTTTCTTATAGTCGTCAACAGTAGCATCCTCACCTAGTTCAATGCCTTGATATTTCAAAATTTCACTTAATTCCATGTAGATAGTCTATTAGGGTTTTACGGTTTTTGCCTTGTGTCTCAGCTTCAATTATGATGTCAATGTTCCATTCTTCATTTTCATCAACGAGCATTTTAATATCGCTGATTCCTTTCTTTAGCAGGTCTTCAACGTCTAGCGTGTTGCTTTCTTGTATTTCTTCTTCTTCTTTGCCGCTAGCGGATAAATAGATTTCAAGTCCATGTTTAGGGTATTTTCTTAGTAAATGTTGTTTTATCGGCTTACCTGTTGTTTCCTCAATGTTTTCCAGCTTCCTTTTTATATCA